CCTGATGAACCTGAAGAGCCTGAGCTTCCAGATGAACCAGATGTTTGACTATTGCCTGAAGAACCTGCTGAACCTGTTGATCCACTAGATCCTGAAGTGCCTGATGAACCTGAAGTACCATCTCCACCGCTTGAGCCTGCTGAACCTGTTGAACCAGAAGTACCAGAGGTACCATTAGTACCACTAGTTTGACTTAAACCTGAAGTACCAACTGAGCCTGAAGAGCCACTTGTACCTGATGTGCTTGATTGACCTGAGTTACCTGCGTTTCCTGTTGTTCCATTTGAACCACCTGAACCTGAGGTACCTGCGGTATTTGAGTTGCCTGATGTACCTGCTGCTCCTGAACTACCGAATGAACCTGTAGAACCAGAAGAACCACTTGTTCCACTTGAACCTGAAGAGCCGTCAGCTCCACTAGAACCAAATGTTCCTGAAGAACCTGAAGAACCACTTGAGCCTGATGTTCCAGTAGAACCTGAAGAACCACTTGAACCAGCTGAACCAGAAGATTGAGATAGTCCTGATGTACCAGTACTACCACTTGAACCTGAAGTGCCTGATGTAGAACTTTGTCCACTGTTACCTGCATTTCCTGTTGTTCCGTTAGAACCACCTGAACCACTAGTTCCTGAAGTGTTACTAGAACCTGAAGTACCAGCATTACCTGTTGTACCAAAGGATCCTGCTGAACCACTAGAACCACTTGTATTACTTAAACCTGAAGTACCTGCATTACCTGAAGTACCAAAAGTACCTGATGAGCCTGCAGAACCTGAAGAGCCACTTGTTCCTGAAGTACTAGAAGCACCTGAACCTCCATCTACACCTGATGTACCTGTAGAGCCTGAAGAACCACTTGAACCACTTGTTCCATTTGTGCCTGATGTATTACTAGCTCCACTAGTTCCTATTGAACCTGAAGAACCACTAGAACCTGAAGAGCCCGATGATTGAGATAAACCTGAAGTACCTGTTGAACCGCTTGACCCACTAGTACCTGAAGTACTTGATTGGCCTGAGTTTCCTGCGTTTCCTGAGGATCCATTTGATCCTGATGAACCACTAGTTCCTGAAGAGCCAGAAGTACCACTTGAGCCATCTGCTCCACTAGATCCAAAAGTTCCAGAACTTCCGCTTGAACCACTAGATCCTGAAGAACCACTTGAACCATTGGCTCCACTAGATCCAAAAGTTCCTGATGAACCTGAGCTACCTGAAGAACCATTTGTTCCACTTGAAGTGCTTAGACCTGAAGTACCTGTGCTACCACTTGAACCTGAAGTGCCTGCTGTACTTGATTGGCCTGAGTTACCAGCATTACCTGTAGAACCAGAGCTACCACTAGAACCTGATGTTCCGCTTGTATCTGCTGTTCCTGAAGAACCAGCTGAACCTGAGGTACCAACTGTACCACTTGATTGACTTAATCCTGAGGTACCTGCTGTACCTGATGAGCCTGAAGTACCTGATGTACTTGATTGGCCTGAGTTACCACCATTACCTGATGAACCGTTAGAACCACTTGAACCTGAGGAACCAGCTGTTCCTGAAGAACCAACTGAACCGCTTGTACCAGAAGTACCACTTGTACCTCCACTAGTACCTGAAGTACCTGCTATACCACTTGTACCAAAAGAACCAGTTGAACCTGAACTACCACTTGTTCCTGAAGAACCTGCTGTAGTTGAAGTACCACTAGTACCAGCTGTTGTACCTGATGTACCTGAAGAACCATTTATACCTGAAGTGCCATTAGAACCAGATAAACCACTAGAACCACTTGAACCTGCTGAGCCTGAAGAGCCTGAAGAGCCTGAAGTACCTGCGGTACCATTTCCTACTCCTAAAACTAAAGATACAACTCCATCATCATTTATAGTTAAAACATAACCTTCCCATCCTTCTGTTACAATAGGTAAGTTAAATTTATTAAAAGCTAATGACCTATCAAAAAAACCTCTACCTTGGTTTGGGTTGTCTAAACGATTATTACCTCTATTTCTATTCTCAGCCATTCCGATGTTTAATATAAATATTAAAAACTTTTAATTTAATTTTAACTTTTATCAATACTTAACAAAAACTATTAATTAAGTAGTGACTGGGTTTGGTGTTGTAGGATCGTTAAATGAGGTTTTATTATGGTTAATTGGTTCATCATAAGTTGCTCTATCTACAAAAGATTTATTTTCATAGTAATCAGGGTTTGAAGATGTTTCCAAATCAAATATAATTTTAGTTTTATTAGAAAATTTCTTAAGTGCTGTTATATCTTTTTGTAATATATCTGGGATAATATATCCGTTAATTTTTATGTCAAATGTGCTTCGTACTACACGTTCATCATTTTCAACTAATTCTGTTTGGAAACCAAACGAATCAATAGATGCTTTAAATTGATAACGTTGAGGATTACCCCAATAAGCATCAGAGGCATATTCCATTGCCTCTACTATTTTATTTAATTGTTCTACATAATAAGTAAAAGCAATACATGTGTAAGTAACAGTTAAATAATCAGGCATAACCACAGCATAATATTCTTGTTGTGGAATCCTATTATTTAATACTTTAAAATTATCATAAGCATTGTTTTTAGTATATCGTTTAGTAAATACACCAAAATTTTGTGGGTTGTTAGCATCTAATTTGTTAGCTATCTGTCTATTTTTGTCTATATTAGTGCGTTTAAACATAATCAACGGAGCCTGTATTTTACCAAGTTGATCCCTATAATACCCATCTTTTTGATATGATTTCCATTTTTCAGGTGAACCATAAATAACAGGAACAGATAATCTTTGTCCGTTTTGGATAACAGAAGGTTGAATTATATTTCCAAAATAATAAAAAATAGATTCATCTATATCTTGAATACCAACACTAAAAGGTTTTACAGTATCTCCTTTAAAAGAAGTTTGTAATGATCTATTTGTTGTTGGATTAGGATTAAAGGAATTAGGATCTCCTGATTGAGGATAAGTAGGAATATTTTGTTCTATTCCTATTTGTTTTTGGGTTTTTGGTATAGGTTTTCTAACTTGTGGCATTATGTTCTTGAATTAATAATATTTAACCTGTCTGAAGGAACGTAATGACATACACATTCTATTCCAACATTATATCCAAAATTTTCTAATCCTGTATTTAATGGGTTATTTCCATTAGCATCATAATAAGGATAATCAGGATCTTTACCCATAAAAAATTGAGTAGCATTAGTATTATCTACTTCCCAATATCCGTTTTGATAATTTATAACATCACCTACTTCTGGATGGAGGCTAGCTCCATACTGAATAGAAGGTAGTTGTTGATAAGTTCCAAAACCTTGACCTTGGTTAGCAGGATTAAGTTTACTTAACAAATCATCTCGTAAAAATCTAAAAGTCATAGGCCAAGAAAAATCTACACCTAAATCACTTACTGGGGAAGTTGTACCATTTACTTCTACTAAAGCAAATAACATAACAGGATCAGCAAAATTTCTTCCTTCAACTGATTCTCCATACATGTTTGTTTTAGTAGTAGCTATCTTGTATTTGTAATATATTACTTCTTCAGATATAATACTCCCCATCAACTCACGGTTGACTCTTCTAAACATTGAAACATCACGAGCACCACCATAAAGAGCCATAAGTTATTTATATTTAAATTTAAATCCTTTACTATTATTATTCCAATCTTTTAAAGATCTACTAATACTTGTTATCCCTAAATCCTCACAAACAGATTTTACACTTGGGTATTCTTTTATAAATATTCCTTGTTTAGAATATTGCAAAATAGGTTTGTTTAATTTTTTACTAATTTTTTTGTTTCTATTAGGATCTTGATAACATATATGATTTAGTTTTGATTTTGAAATTTTGTCTTTTTGTTCTTCTGTAAGAGTATTTCCTAAAGCATATTTGTTTCCTAATGCTTTTTGTCTTTTTTGATCTTTAAATTCTTCAGTATGAATTTTTCCTGTGTTTGCTTTTTTAGTTTGGGATTTTTGATATTCGGATTGAGTAAATCCTAAATGATATTTGTTATTTTTATTAGCATTGCTAATGTTTATTTTTTTATCCTCAGGAAATTTTGATATACCAGCAGAATATTTAGTAGCATTATAAAATAAAGGATTATTATAAGCATCAAAATAATCTATCCAATATTCTTCTAATTCTTTCATTAAGTTAATGTTATCTACTTTACATAAAATTTCTTTTATAAAATTTTCTTTCCCATATTTTTTTAACGATTGTTTTATATAAACCCCAGACCCGTAATATTCAGGATTATTATTAGAATCAGATCCAATATATTTTTTACCGTTTATTTTATTTGTTATACAATATACTACCATTTTTATAATTTTATCCGATATATACACACATTGGTACTTGGTTAATTTCAGCTACACGAGCTACAGATTCTGCTTGTCTTCTTTCAAGTAATGCTTGACGTGAAGTTTGGTCAAAATATTCTCTTAATCTTGTAATTAAAGCATCTCTTTCAGTAGAAGCAGATGAAACTAAATTATCTCCATTTAATGTTACTTCAGATCCTGGAATAGGAATAGTAGAGTATTTGTTTCTTACTAATCCTAAAGCATCTTTGGCTCTAGCTAATGTATATTCAAAAATCCAAGCTCTACCAATTGAATTAATTTTAGTATATGTTGGATTTACATAAGGAACATTTGATGTATTTGAAATTTTATTTGTTCCATCAGCAAAAGCAGCTTCTAATCTATCTTGAATTTTAATAAAATCAAATACCAAATAAATACCATAATCTAATCCACCTTCAAATCCATCTTCACCAAAAACACCAGTGCCTGGTACTGGAAATACTGAAATTATATTGTTTATAATATTAAATGAGTAATTTGAAAGTGTTACTTGGTTTTGCATCTCAATTGCTTGAATGTTTTGCATAGTAAAACTTGTAGGCATCATTAAATAAGTGGAAGAACCATATCCAAATCCATATAAACCAGCAGCAGGAACGCCTCCTAAACCACCTTGTCCCGCTAATAAAGCCGGAGAATATAATTGACTAACAGCTGGTGGTGCCTGGTAATAAACATTTTTTATTTCAATACCACCTACAATACCTTCATCTTCAGCCCATTGAGCTAAATCATAACGTTGTTGTCCTGGTGTTAAAGGTAATCTACCTTTATACCATATTACATTACCACCTGTTCCTGCTTCTTCACCATATTGTTGAGATAATCTAACAATAGTTGAGAATGTAGGAGTGACAATATCATCATTAACATCTACTGATGTAGGAGCTCCTTCTAAAGATAAGTAATTATCTCTTGTTTGAAAAGCATATAATTCATTTCCATAAGTAGTTACAGCTTCTTCAAATCCAGCCCAAAAATTAATATCTTGTAATTCTACATTTTCAATAGGATAACCTAAACGCAAAGCGCAAAAGTTAGCAACTTTGTTAGCATCGGTTTGAAATTGAGAATCTGCATCATAAAATCCAAATGGTGTAGGTGGAGGCCAAGAACCTGTCACATAATAGGAAGATGATACCTGTGCAAATGAGGATGAACCGGGCCAAATAGGAATATTAGACATATTTATTTATTAGGTTGTTGCTATGTAATACTCTACACTTCCTGAGCTACCAGATGGTTCTACTTTAACTGATTTAACATCTCCAAAAGATAAACCACTGGTGCTTCCAGTCATTTTACTTGTAGACATCATATATGAGCTGCCTGTAGCTATTAAATAACTCATAGCTTCTGTTGAAGAAGACACAATTAATTTAATAGGAATAGTTGGAGAAGTGTTAGTTACTCTAACATATTGGATACTGCTTGTTACAAAAGTACCAGCTCCAGGAGTAGCTTCCATATTAAAAAGAGTAGTTACTGCTCCTGAAGGAATGCTTAAAATTCTATTATCAACATAATTAATATTATTAATAGTTTGGGTAACAGAAGAACCTACGTTGTCTCCGTTAAGTGTTAAAATTTCGAATATTTGGGAAGTAAAAGTAGCCATGCCTTTTTCGTATAAATATTGAAAAAGTATAGCTCTAACTTACTTTTTAGAATTTCCGTTTGAACCAGTAGTATTTAAACTTACACCCTGTTCATATGCGTCATTATATAGATTAATTAAATCCTCTACTATTGGATCTCTATGGTTTTGTTTTAAAGATATAGCACAAAGATTTTTAATCTTTTTAGCAGCAGCATATAAAAACTTAAATCCAGAGTCACGTTTTTGTTTTAAGTCTACTTGACCATCATCACCACAAATAATCATTTTTGATCCTTTACCAATACGGGTAACAATCATTTCCATTTGTTCATGTGTTACGTTTTGAGCTTCATCTACAATTACAACACTATTTACAAATGTTCTACCTCTCATAAATGATACAGGAACAATCTCTATTTTACCCTCTTTAATAAGTTCTTCTACTTTTACTTTATCATAAAGTAAGAACATATTTTGGTAAATAGGTTGAACCCAAGGATCCATTTTTTGTCCTAAATCACCTGGGAGGAATCCAATTTCCTCTTTAGATACTGTTGGTCGGGTAATAATTACCTTTTCAACATCTCTCATAAATAATTTTTCTAAACCAATTTGACAAGCAAGTAATGTTTTACCTGAACCAGCTGCTCCTGCTAACAAAGTAACAGTACTTTCTAGTATTTTTGCTTTAGCAGATTTTTGTTCTTCATTTAATTGGATTTTAAATTTTATTGGTGTTTTGGGCTTACGCTTTTCTTTGAAGATATCATCTTCAGGGTTAGGTTGTATATTCATTTTTAAAATTAATTTTAACAATTTTGTCAAGGCCACCTTGAATATGCATGGCATCATCTAAACATAACTCAAAATCATATCTGTCATCTAATGGTAACACTAATTCTACTTGTGAACCCCATCTAATTAAAGAAAATCTTTCATTTTGAGTAAAAACATCGTTTTGGGCCAACGTGAATGGAGCAATAACGTTTACATCCTCATCTGCAATTTGAATTAAGTAATAAGTATAATCTAAGGAAGGTGAATAAATTTTATTCCACATCCGCTCATTATACTTTAAGTACTCCATGTTTGCAGGGTTAATTTTTTTATTTAATATATCTTTTTCAGTTGCTAACATTGGTTTGTTAGTCGACTGTATCGCGTCTAGTGGTTTATATGACAGCAGGCCTCCGTAAGGTATACGATTGATGTGAACATCATAAAATGACATGAAAATACCAATAACTAGTGAAGGTTTATTGTACTCATCATCACCCATAACATCTTGAAGAGTATAATTCATACCCTTAATTTCAACTATAGGTTCAGAAGGATCTTTAATAAACTTTTGATATAA